CTATGATGAAGGTGTTATCGGCCAGATTATATTAGATATATGCGATGTATCAACGCGCAATAAAAACACTCGATACTTCCTCCACGCTAATAAAGTATTTTTCTCTTCTTCTGTTGCCATCCCTAAATCAATAGCATCTTTAAGAAGCTCAATTATATTATTTGCATAGGCTAATAACTCCTGTTTTTTGCGTTGAGCTTTTAGCTCATAATCCACTGGTGCAGTGATGATTTTCCCTTTATCAAAGATGAAAGAATCCCCAAACGCATTATTTCCAGCATCAACAAATCTATCTGGTACATTTTCAGGTAAGACTTCCACTACAATCTGATCAATAGGGAATATCGAACTAGCATCATATGAAAAATGAATTATTTTCTTGGTTTCAGGATTGTATGATATTTTTAGAGTCTTTTTGGAGAGCGTCTTTAACCACTGACACCAATCATTTCCATACTCATCCCTTAGAAAGACGACATTCATATCTGGAGCTTTTGCAATGTAATATAATTCAAGTTCACATTGTGAAAACTTAGCGACCTGCTCCGCTGTATAGTTTCCCCAGATTTCTAATGGGTTGTATTTTTTAAACACGCCTGATTGCATTTCCATTAAGATACCCGTGCAGTATACCAGTTGCCGTTGATGTTATATTGAATATATCGAAATTGTACTGCCGTATAGTTTGTCTTTTGCATCACAGCAGTAACTACAGCCCCATCTGGAGCATATGCAAAGTTACCATCATTATTTCCGTTATCTGCCGTTCCAGGTGAAGCTAACCTGACACCACCCTGCAAGAAATTTGCAGAAACCCATGCCGATTGAGCATATGGACTTGTATCAATAACGACCGCCCCTTGCATCCCGTTAACGCTGGTAACAGGAAATGTGGGCATATAGTTTGGGGAGAATGCTCGAACGCCCGGTGTGTCGTACAGGCCCGCCCCCGCCTGAATCAGCCCTACGCTGCTGATATTCCTCCCTGAGTGAATATCATCCCTAGCCTCAAGATAATTTGGGGCAACAACGTTTCCGTTTGATTGAACATCTACTGAAGGTCCCTGCGCTGCGCGAAGATGAAGCACTTTATCATCTGAGGCATAAACGAGCCCCATTTCTGCACCGGAAGCATTAAAAAACCAGAGGTGTTTATTACCTGCACCTCGAATATTTATCGCATTTTGTGAAAGCTCTGTACCTCCATTGACAGCCTTAAGCGCCCCAGGGATGGTAACAGTATTATTATCAGTATCGTATTGCACCGCCCTGAAATACCGCCAGCCGATATTGTTGCCATCATCCTCACGAATGGCGAGGATCAACTTCGAATTCGTGTAACTCACGAACTGGACTAACGGCCGGTTTACCCTTCCCCCCTGAGCGGGGCCGGTAGCACATACGACATCGATATAGTAAAAATCCTGCGTCAGGAATGGCGGGGTGTTGGTACATCCACGGGTATCTATAAACAGTGATTCACCGACGACAAAGGGGTAAGTCGCAAAATCAATCGCGCCGTGATTCGAGTCGGCTGTAAAATTCCCCTTGTAACCAACCGGTACCAGAGCATTATTGTTGCTGTTATCAGCTGTGTTACGTGTTGCCGCCGTACCAAGCTCCAGATTAGTGCGTGCCAGTGCTTTATCTACCACGTCAGCAAGATTCTGGCTGCGTAAAAGCGCATCCGGCACACGGTCAGTGATGAGCGTAACGATAGCCTGATACAGCTGATCATGTTGCCCTTTATTAAGCACCGCGCCTGATTTCTCGATAGCGTTACAAATTTCTTCCTGAACGGCATCCCACATATCACTGTTCAGATCAGTAGCACGGCGGCCGGTGGCCGGCTCACCATTTGTAAAACCATTTTTGCCCTGACCAAATTTATCGGCCTGAGCCGTGGGTGTATCAATTCGATGCATTGTCTGTTCCTTCCGGGTAAGCAAAAACGACGACGGTATGTGACGGCGCAAGTTTTTCTATAACGCACTCAGCGACCGTGTCGCCCCAGGTTCTGATTGCGGAGTTGCACGCACTGGTGCAGGTCTGCCAGTTAACGTTGGCGTCAGCCGGGATATTCACACGCCAGTAATAGCGCCAGAATTCCCCCCATTCCGGGTTAGGGCTGCTGTCGAGGTTCTGAAACTGTTCGATCGTTGCGGTGGTATAACCCAGCGCGTCCAGCTGGTTACGGTAGAACTGTTCGTTGATACCGCCCGCCACGTTGGCCTTTGCATCCAGACGTTGCTGACGCTGGACCAGCGATTGCACCCCGTCAGGGGTACAGGAGTCCGGCAGGCCGTAGACGGTTTCATAGCGGTCAATCAACTCTGTTGTCTGCGCCGGGTCAATTTCCTTCATCAGCGCATCGGCACGCTGGTGCACGCGCGTAAGCGACGGGGCCAGGCCTTCAATTAACGGGATCTCCCCCTCCCATGCCGGACCCGGCGGAAGCAACCTGTAGAGCAGCTGCTCATATTCATCCTGCATTGCCATCAGCTGCTCACCTCCGTATAGGTTGCCCAGGTGATGGTTCCAACAACGGGCAATTCGGTAGTTCCCAGCGCAACGTCTGCAACCGGCGCACGCAGCTGGTGAGCAACCTCCCCTGTTGCCAGGATTATCGCTTCGCTGATGCGTGACAGGTAAACTTTTCCGTCAGGAACACCGTCGCGCAGCATCAGTGAATTCAGCTCCGCGGATACGGCTGCGCGGATTTCTGCGGTATCTTTCGCCAGCGCGATCGTCATCGGAATTACTTTTTCCGTGGCCGCGAAAACGAAAAGGCCTGCGCCTGCAATGGGTGCCAACGGCAGGATATGGTTACGGACGGCCTGAACCAGGTCATCGCCCGGTGCCGGGTGCGTCGGGTCGCCGGTTGCCACCATGACGCCTACGGTTCCGGTCCCCTTATAGTGTCGGAGAGTCCACGCCCGGGTGATACCCGCAATCTCTTTTGCCCAGATGACATAATCCGGATCAGCACCGCCCTGGGGGATCCAGTAATAGCGTTCCATCACGCGGGCGCGCCAGGTCTCCAGCTCTTCAATGTCATCGCCGCCTGCCACCGTGTCGGCGTACCCCGTTGACGGGATGCCACTAACTGGCGTGCCCAGGCGTAAGGCAATGCCGTCATCGGTGTTTCCTGCAGATCCGGGGTTATCCGCCACCAGCGGCACGCGCAACACGCCACCTGCTGCTTTCACAGTTTGCGTGGTGGTAAAGGTCACCTGATCATCACGCTGGATTTGCGTACCGGCGGGAAGCGTCGGCGTTCCGCTTATTCCATCCCAGCGCACATAGCCCGATGCGGCAACGGCATCCTTACGGGGACAACGCTTCCCGCGGTACCCGGTGGGGAAAGCAAACGCTCTTTGGTCTGGTACAACTTTCCGCTGATTAATAGATTTATTCAGGAAGCATGATGAACTTTCCAACCGGCGTTGAACTTCATAACGGAAAAATCAGGATCTCGTTTACCTATCGCGGCATTCGCTGCCGCGAAGTTCTCCGTGGCTGGGTGGTTAACAACAGCAGCATCAAGAAGGCGGGAAACCTTCGCGCCGTCATCGTAAGTGAGATCCAGTTCGGCCAGTTCGACTATGCGGCGCGCTTCCCTGAGTCAAAGGCCCTTAAAAAATTCTCATCAGCAAAGCGGATCGCGACGTTCAGTGAGCTGAGCGATTTTTTCATCGAGACAAAAGCACTGGAGGTGTCAGGAGCTACTCTGCATTCACTCACATCTGCAGTTAACACCCTGAAGCGTGTAGTGGGAGCAAATACCCCCCTGGCTGATATTCAACACGCCGACATACTGCATTATCGCAAAGAGCTGCTGACGGGCTGCGTGTTAAACCCTTCTATGCCTAACCTGGTTAAAAAGGGGCGCGCGCCCTCAACGGTCAATAAACAGATGGCTGTTTTATCAGAAATGCTGAAGCTTGCGAATCGAAGTCAGTTTATATTACACGCTCCTTATGAGGGCGTATCCAGGCTCAAGCTATCTAAGGCAGACCCCGATCCGCTTCTACTTCATGAGTACCAGGCGCTAATTGCAGCCCTTCCCCGCAAACTGGCTTTGATCATCATCGTTGCCGTGCATACGGGAATGAGGCCCGGCGAAATTTGCGCCCTGGCGTGGGATGACATTGATTTGAAAAAAGGTGAGATTCACATGTCCAGGAGTCTGACAAACAAACGGGTATTTGTGCCGCCGAAAACAGATGCGGGAATCAGAACGATCACGTTGCTCAAGCCCGCGCATGATGCGCTGCTGGAGCAGTACGAAATCACCGGCAACAACCCGCGCCAGCAGATTATTTTTCATCATCGCGAAATCGGCAAGACCGAACAACAAAATCTGCGTTTCGTTTTTTCGCCGGAAAAGAAATCTTCAGTGAATGAGAGTTACTTTTCTAAAAATTCGATTTCGTATGGCTGCCGACAGGGAACTAAACTTTCAGGTATTCGTGAGAGAAACCCTTATCAGTCCCGGCACACTTACGCCTGCTGGACGCTTATGGCCGGCGCGAACCCATCCTTTATCGCCAGCCAGATGGGCCATGAGGATGCGCGTATGGTGTATGAGGTTTATTCGAAGTGGATTGGCGATATGAACCAGGATCAGGTCAACATGCTGAACAATCAGATGCCGACAGCTTTGCCCCCAGGACGCCCCCAAGGCATAGGGAGCATGAAAAAAGTCATTTAA